CTCTCAAAGTTTCTGATAAGCTCGGGTGTTTCTTGTTCGAGTCTGACAATAAACTTTTGCTTTGGTCCATACGAAAGAGGAACTTTATAACGTTCAAGTTCTGCGCCGTTGGCATCGAATTTTGCTACCCAAATATCATTGAACAGCGTTCCAAAACCTGAAACAACCATTTTTATGATATTGTGACGAAAATAATCGAGCATTAGTAGTTTCCAAACGGATTTTGTATCGTAAAGTCTAAGTCTGTATCGGCACGTGTTTGAATGTCTTTGTTGTCGTCGTAATTGTCTTGCAACACCTTATCGTCAACCGAAGACACGGTTCGATACACGGTGCCGTTGGAACTTATCACATATCGTGTCTTGCTTGCGGTAGATGCGTACCACTTTCCGGTGATGTTCTTGAGAGTTATCAAATTGCTGGTCGCAGCTTTGACATAGCCTGTTGCATCGGCACCCGATGCGCCGCCACCTGTTGCACCATTTTTATATTGATAAACTGTATCGCCTACAGTAAACGAAGATCCTGTGCCGCTGTTTGCGTTTATATTTAAATACAAACGAAACTGAGCTTCTTCTGGAATTATATCGATTTCGGGTTCTCCAGTTGTAAATGTTTCTTCGTTGAACTGGAAAAGCTCCACGCTCATCTTAAAAACGTAATTTTTTCCAAGTTGAAAAAATGGATTTTCGTGTTCGACGTATTTGATTTCAAAAAATCCTTTGGTCAACGGAAAATAAATTATGTCGCCTTCGAGTGGACGCAACATTCCAGTTTCTTTTTGAAATCGTTTTTTGCTCACAACAAAACTGGCACTATCCTTGATTTCCAAACCAAATTTTCCAAGAGTATCACCACCTTGAAAAGCGTTGACATTTTCCATGTACATTTCGATTGGTTTGTTGCTTGAGAAACGAGAAAGTGGATCTTCGCCAAAAATACTGTCTTTGTTTACCAAAGTTCTTGGCAAATAAAAAACGTCAATACCATGTATTTTAATAGTTTCGATCACAAGATCTTCGGTAAGATTTTGCTCGTTGCTTGCACGAATATTATTAAAATAGTGATTGGTTGACATAAGAAATATTTATATTTTAGCCAACAATGAAGTCCGGGGGGAGTTCAAACTTGCTTTGCACGGTATTCTCGATATCTTGAATATCTCGTATTGCATCGTTAAACAGTTGAGTGCCGTTGAAAGTTACGCCTCCAAGCATCTGAATACCATTAAACTTGCTAAGGTTTGCGCCCCACTGACGTTTAATTAATGCCGTAAGATACTTTTTAAGAAGCATGTCGTTGTATATTTCTGGAAAAACTCGTGCATCCATCACACGATACGCTTCAATAACAATCCAGTCGCCAACTTTCACGTCGCGCTGCCATTTCATATCAATATACAACTTGTTGCTGCGACGTGAAAATCTTATTGACTTTTCGGGCGACAACATCTGACGCAAAAGCGATAGATACTGTTGTGTTACCGAATAGTGAATCAGTTCGATTGTGCCGAATGTGTAAAGATCGTTCAAAGCATATTGATAACGAACGTCAAACATGTTGATCGTGCCAGCCGAAAAGTGAAACACTTGCAAAACGCTGGCTATCAATTCTTCGATTGGAACGCTTCCGCTTTGCCCAGTCTCGGTAAAAGTCATGCTGCTTTCGCTTTGACCGCTTTGACCGGTTCCAGTCACAAAAGTGTTGTTGGATGTCATGCTGATATAGCCGTTGTCTATATCTTGCTGTTGAACCTGATACTTTAAGTAAACTCGCTCGACACCATCAAAGTGATATTCGGCAAAAAATTGCAAAGCATCGTCCAAGCGATCTTCGAGCTGATCTTCGTCTACGTTAATTTCAATCACCGGATGACCGAGATTTCTCAAACAGTAATCTATGAGTTGTTGACGTGTTTGCGGTCTTGCCACCGTTTATTCCTCCGGCTTGGGATATTTTTCTTTTATTTCTTTGCGAAGCTTTTGAAGATCTTTAACACCCGAGTCTTCTTTGGATTGCTTTTCAATCAGGTTTTGCCACATTGCAATCACCAGTTCTTCGACACTTGGGTATTCGTTGCGACGCAACTCTTCGTATGATTTTCTTTTGTTTAGTTCAGCTTCAACAGCTTGATTTATTGCTGCTTCTTGTTGTTGAATTATTTGTTGTAATCTAAGAAAATCGTTTATTCTTTTGAAATACCGATCGCCGTCTTGCCAAATTTTTGGTTGCTGAATCATCGTCTTGGATGGTCCAGACATATCGTGGCGTTTGGAAGATTCGTAATAACGTTCCGTGTAGCCGTTTGGAAGATCTGGATATGTTGGTTCGAGTGCGCGAAACTGCTCGAGCGTAAGACGCACTTGATTGTTTATGTTTACGATATTTTGTTTTTGATGTAAAAACATAATTACTCTGGTAATCCTTCGGGTGGAAGGTAAACCAACAACGGATCTCCACCAATGATTCGATTACCTAACGAGGTATCGACTTGAACTGTTCCTTCGAGATCCACTCCAAGAGCTGTTGTATTGGCTTGCTGTTTTTGCGCAGTCGCACCCACAAATACGGTACTGTTTTTAAATACAGCAAAATTTCCGCTGGTAAGCGAAGCTGTTCCACCAGCATATCCAGTCACAGACGACTCGAAAAAGCTTCCAACCGAAGCGTCCGAAACGTATAGTCCGTATGCTTGACCTGTATATGAACCATAGATTCCGCCGTTTATTTCCGATTTATTAAAGTTGAAAGTAGAAGCATTTGCACTAACTACACCATATCTTGTATCGGATATTTTTGCGTTGGATATGTCTATGTGGCTAGTTTCCACTTGAAAACCGCGCACACAGCTTATAACTTCAAACGAGCTTCCGGTAGATCCAGAAATTCCTTGACAGACGAGCTGACTATTGTTTCTGACTGTAACACCCGATACGCTGGCATCTTTTATTAAAACTTTATCGGTAAAGCGTACGGTACTACGACCTTCAGCATAAACACCTGTTTTACAATTGTTGAAATTTGGCATTTTTAAACCTTAAAAGAGAGTATCGGTTGTATCTCCGATGTGGCTACGATCGCTCACAATACCATAATTCAAATCGGTAAACCAGCAGCGATCGCTGAAAGTTGCAACCGCACCGTTCTTGAGATACACACCAATACCAGTTGAACCTGCCTGCCATCCCGTGAACACTATATCAAGATTTGCTGTAGCACCCGTCATACCAAATGCAACTGTTTTAAATGGTGAATTGAGAGTCCAGATGGAACTTGGTACAACACCCGACGTACCACCCGTCAAGCTAAACACCAAGTCAGCTACTTTAATAGAACCTGTGGTGCTAGCAACTGTTCCTGCAATCGAAGTTGTTCCAGTTGCACCAGAATATTTATTGAGCACAGTTACATCAAATACGTATCCGGTGCTTCCGGTTGCAGCCAACACACGATGTGCGCCTCGCAAGAAATTAGAATTAACGTTATTGTCGAATATCAGATAATCGTTTGCATAAATCGGAGTCACAGTTGATGCTGTTTTGATGCAGCGGAAACCAACGTAATAAGCACCAGCAGATCCTGTAACACTAAAGTTACCGCTTATAGACTCAACAAAATTTGTTAATGTATTATCGGGATAAACATTTACTTTTCCGGGAACATCCGACATGATGTTATCTGAAAGTGTAATTGTTTTATTTACATTATATGTTCCGTATTGAAACTGGAAATTCAAATTTGCAGCCGGTCCGATTGCATATGATGCACTATCGGAAGTTAAACTGATAGATGAATATGCCGATCCAGATGCAGTAATCAAACTGTCTCTTGGGTGCAGAACATAAAGATTTGTATTTGTGCTTGTGTTGTCGGGGTTCAAATCCGACATAGTTGATATTTCAGAATTGGCTGGTGCCATCAAAGGAACATAAATATCGTTTCCAAACAAAAGCTGAGTTCCGGCTGAGTAACCGTATCCGTTTGGTTCGCTAAGTTGCTCGACTGGAGTTAAAGATCTATCATCCGAATCGATAGTGCTGCGTACGTATATGTAAAGATTACCATTTCCAGAATATCTAACAACATCAGACTGTATATAATCGATTCCAGATTCCCATACACCACGGAAATTTATTCCAGTTGAGCCTGTAGCACCGGTTGATCCTGTAGCACCAGTACTTCCAGTTGGTCCAGTACCTCCAGTTGGTCCAGTACCTCCAGTTGGTCCAGCCGAACCGGTTGCGCCAGTGGGACCTGTGGGTCCAGCCGAACCGACTGGACCAGCGTCTCCTTGAACACCACGCGGTCCTGCTGGTCCTACTTCATATATTGTTCCACGGAACGGAAGATAACGTATGATCCAATTGGTGCTCAAATATGGAGGAACGTTATCGTGACCGTATGCTGAAGCGTTATTTTCGTCGCTGAGAATACCAGTTGCAGCATCTCTAAGTTCCGAAACTGGAATTGCTTTTATTGTTCCAGATGCTGCGGTAACACCGGGAAGCGAAGAAGATCCGTTTCCTGTAACACCAATTACGTGTTTGTGTGGTGGTAACTGATTCGCTACGAGAGACACTTGTTCGGCACCACCAGCGAAACCAATTGGACGATTTGTTAAATTTACAAATCCTGTTTGACCACCACCAATTACTGTTCGTCCACGAAGATCAGGAATAAAAAATTTATTAGAAGAAGTTGAACCTATATTTTCAAACGAGTGTACTTCAACATAAGTTGGTGTTGTTGTGAGTCCACTACCAGCAAGTTGCGTATAAATTATAGAAAATTGACACGTATTGGATCCACTGGAGCATGCAGTTACAGATATAACATGTTTATCGGTAAACGTGTCGCTTGGATCTGTTCGTTGTGGCCATTGAAGAAGAAAACGATCGCCATTTTCAAAAAGGTGATTTCTAGATGTAGCATCACCTGCGTCTTGGAAAGTTATACTACCTGTGAGACCGTTTCCTGTAACTGAAACTACAATATAATATTGATCGTTCAATACATCTTCAAGTTGACCCCAGCTGGTTTCTGTGTCTTCTCCTTTTTCAAGTGCATCACCATTACACAAACGCCAGTTTGTTGGAACTTGATCGTATGCTCCAGCAAAAGGAACTATCGAACCGATTGGTGTTGCTATGCTGGTTCCGACTGGATCCGAAACCAATGATGGCAATACTATTGCTTGGTTGCCGGTCAATCCAATTAAAAATGGATTGACGTAGCTGTTTCCGCCAGATGGTCCTGTTGCAGTTGCTGCGCCAGATACGCCATCGCTTACGTAAAACAATCCACCCGAACTATAAAGATTGTAAGCCGAATCGAGCGAGAGTTTTCCGGAAATTACCAAAACAAAACTAGAAGCATCTGCAGTTTCAACAACACCAACCGTATTGGCTCGAGCTAGAGTGGTGGCTAAAGCGCGATCGTAAGTGCCATCTGTTTTACGATAAAGTACTGTACCGGGAGTGAAGTCGTTGCTCTGAGTCACAGTCAATCTTATCGATTGACCGTCTCCTGCAGCTGTTCCACCACCTGTTATCGATAAACCGCTAAGTACTACATCCAGTGCGCTAAATGCCATCTTTGTTTCCTTAACCTTCGCCGTTCATAAGTGCGTCTACAGCAAACTTATGATTGGCTTCGATGCGTTGTCTTTGATCTTCTGGGAACTTCTTTTCGCCAAGCAAACGATCCCCGACAAGTTTTGCTTCCTTGTAATGACCGCTCCAGTAAGCAGCAATACAAAATTCGTCAAGAATGCTCCATTCGTAAACCGGTTGACTGACGAACAATGCGCCTTCGGGAAGACGAATTTTAAGAGCTTGTTTAGCAAAAATGTATGCTTGATCGAAACGACATGCCATTCTACAGATACGAGCAGCCGCCCATAACGATTCGGCACGCCAAGGATTTACTTGATATGCCTGGAAATATACTTTTACGATATCATCGATAGAATGATTTAAAATTTCCTTGATTCTACCTACTTGGAACAAACTGTAGAAAACTTCTTCGCTCCATCCACCCAATTCAGCGCGCTTGAGATAAGCGTCATGAGCTTTCTGCCATTGCTGGCTATCGCGATACGATTGAGCAAGATAAAAGTGATAACGATTAAAATCTTTTTCATCAACTGGACCTTTGAGAGCTTCTTCGAATGTTACTGCATCGCGAGCATATTTGTCTGGGTTTTTGCTGCGAGCACCGTCTTGGATCGGTCGATTTAAGATTCCTGGAGCAAAACCGCGTGTTTCAATTGTATCGTGGCAGTCAACATATTCGTGCAAAACGCCTCGATAATAGAAACGCTTGCGATTGGCAGTCAGTTGAGGGCGGTGATATTTGATACCACCGTAAAATGCAAAAACGTTGTAAAGATCAGCCGTTAATTCATCCTTGAACTTTTCAGGATCAAAATTTCCATCATATTCCATGATCTCGTCGGCATCGATCATGATTGTGTAATCAGCCATTGGTCTGGCAGCTTCAAGAGCTTCGCTGCGACTTTCGCCGAAACCTTTCCATGTGCTTTGCACAAGCTTTCCTTGAATACCGACGTTCTCAAAAAACTTTTCAATTTTTTCTTGAGTTCCGTCTGTGCTACCCGTATCGACGATACACCAAGTGTCAATCAATGGAAGCATCGATGCCAAGCAGCGTTCGATCACATGCGCTTCGTTTTTGACGATCATCGACAATACCAATTTATTCTTTGCCATTATAACCCTTTCATAATTAAGAAGATCTGCTGTTATTTATTAGAATTTTCAACATGTCTTTTATATCGTTGACGTTGTTTTCTAATTTTTCAATACGCTCGTTCATATCACTAATTCGAGATATATTTAGTTCTCTTTTTTGGTTCTCTAAAAAAGCTTTTTTCTGTGCCAAGCTAGTTGCAACAATAGCATTACTGCCAGTGTCACGAACTAGACCGGGTTCGTTTTGAACTTTTAAATATTTTGGTTTGACGGGGTTCATGTAGCAATCACCTTGAAATCTTTGAACGCAGGAACAACAGTATTGGTGTAGTCTCCGTACATAACTACTTTCAGTTGGAATTTTCTAAATTCTTCTTGACCAGTTATGCCAGAGGTACGAGCAGTAGCGGTACCACCTCTAGTAAATCTCAAATCAACATAGTCATCTTCTCCAACCGAGAGATACTGAGAAGTTACTCCGTAAGAATTTGCATACGAAGGATGTATAATTAATTTTTCGTATGGGATGTCATCGAAACGTGTGTTATCAGTCTTGGCTTGAGACTTCAAGTAAACACCAATGTCGCTGCCACGAGGAAGTCTTGCGGTCAAATACACATCAACATCTGTGGATTCAAAACCGTCTTGAAGATTTATTTGACGACTGATGTAACGCATCGGTGAAACTTGATCGGCTGTGATACCCGCAACCGAAGCCAAAGATTCGTATGTTTCTTGTGTAGCTTGATCGTTAAAATTCAAGATCAAGTTCTGAATGTAAAGTCCGCTTACGCGTTGTAAATCAAGAGCCGGTGTAACCGAATTGTCGTCGGTATCAAGACTGATAGAAGCTGTTATTGTATCGGTACCGGCATCTTTAATATTCTTTTTGGTAGCAAAAATTAAATTTTCATTTGGAAGAATATTAACAGATCCTAACCCGTCGCCTTCAAAATCTACGGCTGTAGAAATTGATGTTGAAGGTGGTGCAATATATGTGCTGTTTAGACGGAACAAGTTTGCGCCGTTGGTTATTCCGGATATTCCAGAATCGAAATTTGTTTCAGTGAAATTGAAGTAAACTGTACCACCGGATGTATCAAACACACACTTGTGTATAGTAAATTTCAAATCGAGCATCTGTTCAGCCGTCCATGTGCTCGAGTTTTGTGATTTGAAGAAAGAACCACCGTACGGTTGTGTGGCAATAATTTCTTCGGTTATAGTATCGTTTTGGCCAACTTCGCTCACGAATACTTCGTATTCGTTGCTGTTGCTCAAAAGAACCATCGAATATTCGCCCGGTTGCAAATAGATTGGACTATCAAATTGGAAAGTAGTTGAAGAGCTACCATCATCCGAAACATTAACATCCGATGGCAATTTTATAACTTCGCTGAATGGTATGATTATACCTGAACTTGGATATCCATTTACGGCAGGTCTTAACTGCAAAGTTATTGGAAGATTCGAAGACTTGGTTTTAAAGAATACTTCTACTTTGCTTATGTACAAACCGTTTGGATTTGCAACTGGATCCACAAGGAACGTTTGGGCAACAGGATCCACATATTCTGAACGTGTGTCTGTTACTATTGTATTATTAAAAATTCTATCTTCGGTAACAGATTCTCTTCTAATTACCAAGTTTCTTGTAGAAAGAACTGTATTTTCTTCGGTCTGTATCAAACCCTGTGCGCGGAAAGAATCTTCGGCAGTGGTTGTACAGTTTGAGAGCACGTTCGAAGAATCGTCTATCAAGCGCAACAAACGCTCGCCTGTTCGGAAAGTTCCGGACGGTACACCAAACGTAATTCCTTGAGAATATCCGACTCTTCCATTAACGTCGGTGAATATGGCACCACCAGAAGTACCATTAACAGCAACGTATTGTGAAACGTCTTGATTGTCAAAGAACGGATATACTCTAACGTTTGGTCGCATACCATCGGCTTTTATATTGATGTTAACAGCACGCATGAATGGTACAATACTTACGTCTACGATTCGACTACCGATACTTTGTGTGGTTGTTTCTGGTACCAATCGAGTGCGCGTACCAGTTCTGCTTTGAACTGTTTCTTGTGTAGCCTCCAAACCATAATCGACACGTTGAACCAGACCTCTTGTTGTTCCTGGACGCAACACACTGTGAGGTGGGGTTCTGCCAATTTCACGCCAAACGCCAGTTGAAACTGGAGTTCCTGCCCAAGTTGTTTCCCAGTTGTTCCACACAGTTCCAAAGTCAACTTCCGCTAAATCTCCAACACCATCATTTTGACCGTTGACATTCACAACAACATCCGGAAGTGTTTGTGTATCAATCCAGTCGTCCGACTGAGGAGTCATCGTCAAACGTCCATTGAAGTTTGTTACATCAAATGGATTGACGTTAATAGCTTTGGACGCAAATCGTTGTTGTATGAAAACGTCGGTTGTATAGTTGCATGTTAGCAAACCGTTGGAATTGAACGTGAGTCCGGAAGGAATACTTCCACTCAATCCAAAATCAACATATTTTGTTGTGAAACGTGGTCTGGCTTCCAAACGAACTGGATCGATTGCACAAAGGTGGTCTCGATTCAAATAATCTGAATTTGTTCTTGACTCAAAATTATCTACAAATATACCGTTCTTGAATTTATTAAGACCGTTTTGATCTTGGATTTCCAAAGACTTGGCTTCTTTTTCTGCCAAACTCAAGGTAGTATAGTATTCCAAACGATCGATTCTCTTTTCAAGAGAACCGATATCGCGCATTGTGTATCTGCGATTCTTAACAATAAATTTAGTTGTATCGGTCGAAGATTTGGTGTATGGAAGATACGTTATCGAAGCTAAAGTCATAGCATCCGGCACATCTTGTGGTTCGGGTGCTTGATCGTTACCAGATATTCCTTGTATGATTTTAAATTCTTTGTCGCGCGTGAGTACGATTTTATCGGTTCTTGGTTGGTAATAACTCCAAGCAATATCAAAAGAATTACCAATCAAATTGCAACCACCGGTTGCTCCATAATCTTGAGGATATGATGTGATACCAAACGATGATGGCGTTATGCGGTCGGGACGAGCATCTAGACAACCGCCAAGCGAAATAACTTTTCTTGAACCCGATTCTTCAACATAAACTGGTACTTGTTTGTATGCTGCACCAGTTGCACTCACCATCGTTGAAGGATCGCCATACGAGTTGAGTAAATATGGAGCGGATGATGCTGGGTGATCGTAACGTTTGAAAGTCACACTTACACCGGTAACACCAGCCGAGAAATAATTTTTCTTCAACACAATTCTAGACCAATCGTAAATGCTGTCGCGTTGACCTGTGTCGAGAGTGAAATAATCATTCATCGAGAAAGAGCTACCGCCGGTGTTGCCGGTAATAGAAACTATCTCGTATACGTCAACTTTACCGTTCAGATATGCATATTTTTCATAAGAATTTGCAACCATCGAAACACTTAAAGTTTCGGTTGTAGATGTTTTGGTTCTAAAGAACGGATTGTTGGTGCTGCTTTCGGAAATATCCATGTTAACAAAAACTACAGCCGTTCCACCCGAACCAGCAGTTATGCTAAAACTTTGTGCACCGAAAGCACCATTCAAATACAAACTTACTGGATTGCCAGTCAAACTGAAAGCTTTCACATCGTTGAACGAAGTAAAGTCCATCCAACTTCCGCTTGAAAACTCGGTACCAGCATCAAAATCGGTTACGCTTACTAACGTCGGTGAGGATGTACTCAAATTAAATTGTGCGGATCTTTGAATATTGATACCGTGAGATATAATTTCTCGAACCGCATAGCTAGAAATGTCGTTCGATAATGGAAAAACCAAACTAGAATAGCTAGCATCACTTATGTTGAAAGTATCATTATAAAAGTTGAAAACGTGCTGATCGCTTGCAGTGTATCCAGGAAGGAATAGTCTTTGTGCAGCCGACGCGGTATATCCCGAATCCATCAAAATGTCATAAAGATGCAACTTGGTTCCAGAATATTCTACAGCATCAAATTTACCCAAACGTGCTGTACCTACTCGAGAAAATGCTCCACTTGGTCCGGAGCTTAAATAAAACAAAGTAGAACCATTAAAATTAATTAAATTGAATATATTAGCAGTCAAGCTTGGGTTGATAACGACATTAACTGTGTTACCAACAACAAATGGTACTTGCTGTTGCGAATCTAATGTCTTTATGTTTCTGGCTTTGTCGGCAGTTAAAGATTTGGTGGCTTGATTTATAAATTCATAACCAAAAATGTATGCTTTACCTTTGCCGATATTGATTTTTAATTGACTTTCATATGCATCTGCAGTCATATCAGAAACAGAAATTTGAAAATCATCTACAGTATAGTTACCCGATTCGTCGTATGTTCTTCTGGCTAATGTGTCAGCCAAAACATTATATTCTGGGTAGTTTGTTTTGTACGTAACTTCATCGTTTTCAATTTTTAATAATTGATAATCGGCTGTTGATGACAAAGGAGCATGCGCCAATTCCAAGTCAAGACGATAACGATCCGCACCAGGAGCTGCATAATTGTAAGAACCAAAAGCAGGATCATTTAATGATGTATCGTCGGTTGCAGTTACGATTGTATTTGTAACATCAAATTTTACTATTGCATCAAGTTCATTAAATTTTCTATATGAATTTGCAGTCGAGCTACCTGTCACAGCATAAGGAGTAACTTTTTGTTTGTCATGATTAACAAAATAACCCTTTATATAACGAACACCTGCATCTACACCAACAAGCTTTGCATCACCAAATGCAGGCAAAGAATTTGGTGCACCACTATAAACATTATAAGTTGATGTGCCGCCAGTGACTGTTGCACTTATTGTTGTTCCTTGATAAACAGCACTAATTGTATCGCCTAAATCAAAACCTGTTGCACCATAAAGATATTCGCTAAAAAACAGCAAAGAAGATGTGTCTTTGTTGGAGCCACTTAATCCAGCAAGTGTATTGATAACTCGAATTGTGTTTTTACCCGAAACTACAGCAGTCAAACCATCAAAATCTGAAATAGATACACCAGCATATCCAGTCAAAGATGCAACACGAACAAATTGAGTATCATTTACAACAACTTGGCTTTCGGATACGATACTACCATCTTTGAATACATGATCTCCAAATCTTTTTATCTGAGTTTGGAGAATAGTTTGTGATTGTGTGAGTTCGCGAGCTTGAACGGCATATCCGGGCTTGTACAAAACCCTTAAAAACTTTTTAGTATCGTCATAATCGTCATAATAAGGATCGACATTAAATACATCTGGATCGTAA